CAACAGATTCAAGACATTGCTATGGGTGTAGTCGCTGCGGCGATGGAGTCGCAAGACATGATGAACCAAATGCCTGAGATGCGTGAGCAGCCTGAGATGATGCCGCCAGAGCAAGAGATGATGCCACCTGAACAACAAATGGGAATGCCACAATGATGTACAAGGCCGCTGATTTCGTAGGAATGCTGTTCCTTGCCCGTGATGTGGCGCACAGCGTCCACCTCAACACCCGTAGCTACTCCAAACACGTTGCGCTCAATATTTTCTATGAGCGCATCATTGGTGCTGCGGATGACTTTGCTGAAGCCTACCAAGGCCGTCATGGCCTGATGGGGCCGATCACCTTGCATTCGGCTACCAAGACATCCAACATTATCGACTTTTTGCAAAACCAATTAGATGAAATTGAAAAGTGCCGTTACGACGTAGTGGACAAATCTGACTCGTCGATACAACAATTGATTGATAATATCGTTGAGATTTATCTGCGTACCCTCTACAAACTCCGCTTTTTGGCATAAGGAAACATCATGGCAAATTACACACAAGCTGCTGCAACCAAACAAATCAAAGTTGGTGCGGGCAAACTTTACGGCATCTTTGTTTCTGCCACTGTGGCGGGCACTTTGGTTGTTTATGACTCTGACGCATCAAGTAGCAGCGACCCCAAAATTTCAGACACCATTACTGTGGTGGCAGGCACAAACTATTTGAACTTCCCCGCAGGCTTGTTTTTTAACAAAGGGCTGTACATAGTGCTCGGTGGTACTTCTGCTTCATTTACTGTTGCATACGAATAAAGGTAAATCATGGCCGTCGTCTTTCTCTCCCCAGTGGGCGGCGCAGCGGCCCAATTCTTTACCAACAGCGGTGTTCCTTTAACTGGCGGCAAGCTGTATACCTATGCAGCAGGTACAACAACACCGCAAGCTACATATACTTCATCTAGCGGTGTAACAGCACACTCCAACCCAATCATTTTGGATTCCGCAGGGCGCGTACCTGGGGGCGAAATTTGGCTAACCGCAGTATCGTACAAATTTATTTTAAACACATCAACAGATGTCTTAATTGCAACGTATGACAACATACGAGGGTTTGGATCTACATCTGTAACAAACTACACAGGAAACGGCTCAACAGTTGCTTACGCAGTTTCAGGAAATGTAGTTGACGTTTACATTAACGGCGTATACCAAAACAGAAACACTTATTCTGTTTCAGGCGCAACATTAACATTTACACAAGCGCCGCCTTACTCAGCCATTATTGAAATTCTGTATGTCTGAATATGGCCAACAGTAAGATTTCCGCGCTTACCGCAGCGACTACACCAGTTGCGGGTACGGAGACTTTGCCGATTGTTCAAAGTAGCGCAACGGTCAAACTTGCTATTTCAGATTTAACGCCTGGTCTTGCTACTATTACTGCCGCCAAAGGTGGTACAGGTCAAACATCGTATGCGGTAGGTGATTTGCTTTACGCTAACACTACTACTACGCTGGCTAAATTGGCAGATGTGGCCACGGGCAATGCTCTTATTTCAGGCGGCGTATCAACTGCACCAAGCTGGGGGAAAATAGCACTTACAACCCATGTATCGGGTGTATTGCCTGTAGCAAACGGTGGAACAAATGCTTCTACCGCCAGCATTACATCGTTTAACAACATTACAGGCTATACAGCGTCAGGCGCTACGGGGACAACTAGCACAAACTTGGTGTTCAGCACTAGCCCGTCAATCACTACACCTACATTGGTTGGTAACGCAACATTAAGCACAGGTAACTTAGTAATTGGCACATCAGGCAAAGGCATTGATTTTTCTGTTACTGGTGAAGGTACAGGAACAATGACCAGCGAATTGTTGGCTGATTATGAAGAAGGCACGTTTACCCCAACAGCGGTTGGCTCAACATTAGCGGGCGTTGGCGTTTACACAGAACAAACTGGTGTTTACACAAAAGTCGGTAGATTTGTTTATGTTTTTATTGCGATTTCATGGACAGCGCATACAGGTACTGGCAACTTAAGAATTTCTGGTTTACCATATAGCGCGGCAAAAAATGATGTCGTAAGTATGTTTGCAAATGGACTAACATACACGGGAACACATTTGCAACCGTTTTGTGTTAACACACAAATTTGGTTAAATCAAACATCATCCGGTGCTGGAGATAGTTATATTCCAATGGATGTAAGTTGCCAGTTAATCTTTTCAGCGGTGTATTACGTTTAAGGAAAAAAAATGTCGCTAACAAAAGTTACGTATTCAATGATTCAAAATGCGCCCATTGATGTGGTGAATCTTGGGGCAGACCCAACAGGCGTTGCTGATAGCACTTCTGCTATTCAAGCAGCACTAAGTTTATCATCTAGCACAGTTTACATTCCCGATGGCGAATACAAAATTACTTCAACACTGACTATTGATAGTAAATGGGGTTTTGGAATTATTGGATCACCCAGCAACAAACGTGTTGTTTTGAAATGGGCAGGTGCAGTGGGTGGCACAATGATAAGGGTAACTAAATCGCGTCAAGTTATTTTGCAAGGTCTTGCATTAGACGGCGACAGCATTGCAGCAACCACTCTAGAAATTTCATCAGGGTCAGGCAATACCAATACACAACAACAATATATTAATTGTCTGTTTCAAAATGTTACGGGCTCAGCAGTATTGTTAAGCGGTAACAATTGGCAACTTGACATGATATATTTTACAAATTGTTGGTGGAGTGTTAGTAATATAGGCATGGAAATAAACGGTGCCTCGACGTTTATGATATACGTCCAAGGCGGTACGTTAGCCGATTTCGACACATACGGGTTTTACAGAAAAACTGGAGGTCAACTTTATATTAGCAATATGGGGTTTATTGCTGGGGGTACACCAGGCGATCCGATGCCAGTAGGAAAATGGTATGTAGCTAGAAAAAATACCTTTGGTGAAGTTGTAATTGAAAACGTGCAATCTGAAGGACTTTCCAAGTTTTTTACCGCTGAAGATTCATCCGGTTTTTCTAACTATCAACCCGCAACTATCAGAAACTGTCAAGTTGGCCCCACTGGAAGTGGTACATACAGCGTTATTGACTACCGTCAAAAAGGTGCTTTAATTATTGAAGGAGGTGCAGTTGCGGGAGGTTATGGCACAGTTGATATCTACTATGAAAACCCAGGCAATGCTCAAACAGGCGGTTATTTTTACATCAGTGGAACAAAATTAGAAACCGTCGCAATTACAACAGTTGGAAATAGCTATGTCAATGGTTTTAGCGAAGAAGGCGTTCAGTATGTAGGGAACGGTCTTAAATTCCCAGCCGCATCTGTGCTTCAAACTGATCCTAATATCTTAGATGATTACGAAGAAGGTTCATGGACTCCATCGTTTACAGGTTTAACAACAGTTGGAACATTAACTGCAACTGGTAAATATGTAAAAATAGGAAGGTTAGTGCAAGTTGAAATGCGCGTGGTATCAACCACCACAACTGCATCAACTGCTGGAACAACTTATTCTAGTACGCCATTTCCTGCTGCATCTCGTTCAACTTGTACCGCTGTTAACGCATCTACAAAAGCATCCTATGGAGTAGGCGGCGTTGGTTTTGGTGATGCTCGTTGTTACACGCCGACTTGGCCTGCTGTGCAAGATGTGGTTGTATCATTTGCTTTTGAAACAGATTCTTAACCGTGCCTATGCGAAACATGGGAAACCTAATGCTGCATTGGTAATGCGGCTGGAAACAGGAGAAAAAAATGGCTTTAACTAAAGAAACAATTATTGACCGCATTGAAGTAATTGAAAATGGTTGCGTACAAGTGCGTACCAGAACCGCCATCATGGAAGACGGTCAACAGATCAGCGGCACATTCCACCGCCATGTTGTTGCCCCAGGCGATGACTACAGCGCAGAGAATGCCAAAGTTCAAGCCATTTGCGCTGCGGTGCATACGGCTGAAGTCATTGCAGCTTACCAAGCAGCCCAAATTCAAGCATAATGCTGAAAACCGTACTGGTGCGATCACCAGGGAATCATTGAGATTCAAAAATGACTGAAGAAGTCCAACAACCCTTAGCGGAAGTCGACTCCGCGCCAGCTCCAGAAGTGACGGCCACTCAGGAAGCAATTCAAACGCCGGAAGTCGCTGAAGAAGCAAAAGAGCCTTCAAGGGTTTTTACCCAAGAAGAACTTGATGCAGCAATCGGCAAAAGGCTTGCAAGAGAGCAACGTAAGTGGGAAAGAGACCAGACTCAACGTCAAGCGGAAGCCCAGACGCTGAGAGCGCCAGCAAACGTCCCGCCAGTCGATCAGTTTGACAGCCCTGAAGCCTATGCAGACGCATTAGCCTACCAGAAAGCCGAACAACTGCTTGCCCAGCGAGAAGAAGCAAGGCAGCAATCTGCGGTTCTTGAGTCCTACCACGAAAAGGAAGAGGAAGCTCGGACGAAGTACGACGATTTTGAACAAGTCGCCTACAACCCCAAGTTGCCGATCACCAACGTGATGGCTCAGACGATTCAAGCCTCGGACATTGGCCCTGAAGTAGCTTACTACCTCGGTGCTAACCCCAAGGAAGCAGATCGTATTTCTCGTCTTGCGCCATTCGTGCAGGCCAAGGAAATTGGGAGAATTGAGGCCAAGTTGGCCACCGATCCTCCCGTGAAACGAACCACGTCTGCGCCTGCGCCGATTTCACCTGTTACAGCTCGCTCCACCGGAGGCCCAGCCTATGACACTACTGATCCACGGTCTACCAAGACCATGACCGATTCGCAGTGGATTGAAGCTGAACGAGCAAGACAAGTAAAGAAGTTGCAAGCACAGGCAACCCGCTAAACAATTTTTGAAGGATTTTTTCCATGTCTAATAGTATCTTAACGATCGACATGATCACCCGCAAAGCTCTCGAGATTCTCGAGAACAACCTGGTGCTCACCCGTAACGTGAACCGTCAGTACGACGATTCCTTCGCAGTAGAAGGTGCCAAGATTGGCTCCACACTGCGTATTCGCCTGCCCGACCGCGCTCTGGTCACTGACGGTGCCGCCCTGCAAGTTCAGGACGACAACGAACAGTTCACCACACTGACTGTTGCTTCACAAAAGCACATCGGCGTGAACTTCACATCTGCTGAATTGACCATGCAATTGGACGATTTTGCAGAACGTGTTCTCAAGCCTCGTATCAGCCAGTTGGCTTCCAGCATTGATGCTGACGTTGCCAACGCGTACAAAACCATCGGTAACACCGTTGGCACCCCTGGCACCACTCCTTCTACTTCTTTGGTGCTGTTGCAAGCCCAGCAGAAGCTGAACGAAGCCGCTGCCGTGATGTCACCTCGTTTTGCCACCGTCAATCCTGCCGCTAACGCTGGCTTGGTTGAAGGCATGAAGGGTCTGTTCAATCCTACAGACACCATCAGCAAGCAATTCAAGAACGGCATGATGGGCACCGGCGTGTTGGGCTATGACGAGATCAATATGTCTCAGTCAATCAAGCAACACACCACTGGCACTCGTATCGCTACCGGTAACACCACTGGCGCTGCTGTGACAACTGAAGGTTCTTCTACTCTGACATTGACTGTCGGCTCTGGTGAACTGATTGCTGTTGGTGACGTGTTTACGATTGCTGACTGCTACGCTGTGAACCCACAAACCCGTGAATCCACAGGTTCGTTGTTCCAGTTTGTTGCTTTGGCTTCTTCAACTTCCACCACCACTGCCACCGTGACCGTGGCTCCTATGTACTCAGCAGCTCATGCTCTGGCTACCATGTTGACTTTGCCTGCTACCAGCAAAGCCGTCGTGTTTGTCGGTACAGCCAGCACTCAGTACCCCCAGAACTTGGTTTACCACAAAGATGCGATCACTTTTGCGACCGCCGACTTGTTGCTGCCCCAAGGTGTTGATATGGCTGCTCGCGCAGTTCATAACGGTATTAGCTTGCGCGTTGTTCGTCAGTACGACATCAACAACGACCGTATGCCTTGCCGTATCGACGTTCTGTATGGCTTCAGCACAATTCGTCCACAGATGGCCTGCCGCATCTGGGGTTAATCAAAAACTTTTTTGAAGGAAAATTATCATGGCATTACCTAATGGCGCAGGCGGTTACCAAGTTGGTGACGGCAACCTGACAGAAGCTCAACTTACCGTACAAACCGTCCCTACTACTTTGACCGCAGACACTACTCTGACTGCGGCTGATGTAGCAGTTGGTTTGGTTGTTTGCAAAAAAGCAAGTGACGCTACATTGACAGTGACTCTGCCCACAGCAGCGTTGCTTGATGCAGCTATCCCAAGCGCAAAAGTTGGTTCAGCTTTTAGCTTGACAATTTGCAACAACAACAACACTGGCGCATCGTCTACCGTTCCTGTCACAACAGGCACTGGTATTACGATCTTTGGCTCAGTCACTGTCCCACGTTTCGGTGCTTACACCTACCGTTTTGTGAAGACTGGCGACGCAGCTTATTCGGCATTTTTGATGTAATTAACGGGGGCTTCGGCCCCTGTTTTTAAAAGGAAAAAATCATGCCAAATACACAAGCAAGCGGTGTCGCATATAGCGATCCCGAATTCACTACCTGTTACGCTAGTCAAGAAATTGGCTATTCCGCAGCAGCACAAGGTGCTGTAACTCAATTGACAAGTAAAGCGACGGGCGTGACTTTAAACAAGTCTGCTGGCCGTATTACTATGGATGCCGCAGCTTTGGCTGGGGCTACCGCAGTGTCGTTTACCTTGACCAACAGCGCAATTTCCATCAATGACACAATCATTGTGAATGTTTCCAGTAATACTACTGGTAGTGCTGCTGGGGCTTACACCACTTACGTTTCGTATTTGGCTGCTGGCTCTGCTTTAATTACGCTGCGTAACTTGACTGCTGCTACTTCATACTCTGAAGCTGTCATCATCAACTTTTCCGTCATCCACGGCGCAACCTAACCAACCAGGGGGCTAATCACCCCCTTTTCAAATTATGGCTGTTATTTACATGTCTCATGAAGTTCACGGTGCCAAAGTTGCGACTATGGAGCTTGAAGCCGTAGAAGATGAAAAGAATGGCTGGGTGCGATATACTTTAGACACGCCTGTTGAGGCGGCTCCACTGGAAGTCAAACGTCGTCGTAGCCGACCCACAGAGGTGGTCGAACAAGGAGCATAAACATGGCCATTTACACGGCAGGTGATCAAATAAACCGTGCATTACGATTGCTTGGTGTGTTGGCTGAAGGTGAGACACCTTCTGCGTCTGTGTCGCAAGATGCGCTGATGGCGCTCAACCAGATGATCGACTCATGGAATACTGAGCGTTTGGCTGTTTTTAGCACTCAGGATCAGATATTTACTTGGCCTGCGGGTCAAATTACGCGCACCCTTGGCCCATCAGGTAACTTTGTAGGCAACCGCCCCGTGTTGCTAGATGACGCCACCTACTACCGCGATGCAGGCACTAACGTGTCTTTCGGTATCAAATTTATTAACCAGCAACAATATGACGGCATTGCTGTTAAAACCGTAACGTCAACTTATCCACAGGTCATTTTTGTCAACATGACCTACCCTGACGTTACGATGACCATTTATCCACAACCCACACGGGATTTGGAATGGCACTTTATTTCGGTGGAAGAACTGACTCAGCCTGCTAACTTGGCGACTGACATCCTGTTTCCACCAGGCTATTTGCGAGCGTTTGTCTACAACTTGGCAATGGAGTTTGCCCCTGAGTTTGGCGTTGAGCCAAGCCCACAAGTGCAACGCATTGCCATGACCAGTAAGCGCAATCTGAAACGCATCAACAACCCAGATGACGTAATGTCTATGCCTTACGCCATTGTCGCCACTCGTCAACGCTTTAACATTTACGCAGGAAACTACTAACATGGCCACCATTGCAATCACAGCTCTCCCTGTAGCCACCGCTGCCGCTACAACCGACGTTTTGCCAATTGTCCAAGGGGGCACAACAAAACAAGTCACCAATGCTTTGATGTTTACCAATTCAACCTTGGTTGCACCCGCGTTGGGGACAGTTGCCAGCGGCAATATCAGCGCTTGCACCAGTACCAGTATGACAATGGTAACGCCTATACTTGGAACACCTACAAGCGGCACGCTGACCAATTGCACAGGTTTACCTGTTGCAACAGGCATAAGTGGCTTGGGGACAAGTGTTGCCACATTTTTGGCAACACCAAGCAGCGCCAATTTGCGAACTGCTTTAACAGATGAAACAGGCACAGGCTCTGCTGTATTTGCAACTACACCAACTCTGGTAACTCCCGTCATTGGCGCAGCTACAGGCACAAGCCTTGTATTGAGCAGCTTTAACGCAGTAAGCGCGGCAGCACCAACGGTTGCAAGCGCAACAACAATCGCTCCAACAACGCCGATTGCTTTTGTTTCGGGAACAACGGCAGTTGTGACTATTACGGCACCAAGCCCAATTTCTGCTGGTGGGGGTACGATTACATTGATTCCAACTGGCGTATTTACATGGACAACAGCAGGCAATATTGCTCTGGCTGGTACAGCAGTCGTTAGTAAGGCATTAACAATGACTTACGACGTTACGACAACCAAGTGGTATCCAAGTTACGTCTAACATGAAAACGCCGATTCTTGGGTCAGCGTATGTTGCCCGCAGTATCAACGCTGCGGACAACCGCATGGTCAATTTGTTTCCAGAAGTCATCCCCGAAGGCGGCAAAGAGGCAGGGTTTCTTAACCGTGCCCCAGGGCTTAACTTTTTGCAAACAGTGGGCTCAGGCCCGATCCGCGCTTTGTGGGCGCATCAGACCAACGGCAGCGACTTCTACGTGGTATCCGGCCAAGAAGTTTACAAACTGACCGGCCTGACGGCCACGCCGCAATTGCTGGGCAACGTGACCGGCACCGGCCCTGTAAGCATTGCTGACAACGGCACTCAGATCTTCTTTGCTTGCAATCCCGACGGCTACATTTACAACGAAACCACCGGTGTTTTTGCTCAGATTAGTGACCCAGATTTTGCTGGCGCGGTGACGGTTGCGTACCTTGACGGCTACTTTGTCTTCAACCAGCCCGACAGCCAGATCATTTGGGTGTCGCAGTTGCTGGATGGAACATCAGTCGATCCGCTGGACTTTGCAAGCGCCGAAGGTTCGCCCGACGGCGTGGTCGGCATTATTTCTGATCACCGCGAGCTGTGGGTGTTTGGCACTGATTCGGTTGAAGTCTGGTACGACTCCGGCGCGGCTGACTTCCCTCTGACCCGCATCCAAGGCGCTTTCAACGAGATCGGCTGCGTGTCGGCTGCGACCATCGCCAAAATGGACAATGGCCTGTTCTGGTTGGGCACAGACGCCCGTGGCCAAGGTATTGTCTACAGGGCCAACGGTTATACCGGCGTTCGCATTTCCACCCATGCCGTTGAGTACGCCATTGCCCAGTACGGCAACATCTCAGACGCTATTGCCTACACTTACCAGCAAGAAGGCCATGCTTTCTATGTGCTGACGTTCCCAAGCGGCAACGCCACATGGGTTTACGACGTGGCTACTCAAGCCTGGCATGAGCGAGCTGGTTGGGACAACGGCGAGTTTATGCGGCACCGCAGCAATTGCCAATGTAACTTTGGTGGCAGCATCATCGTCGGCGACTTTGAAAACGGCAACATCTACACGTTTGACTTGGACATCTACGCTGACAATGGCGGCGTCCAGAAGTGGTTGCGCTCATGGCGGGCGCTGCCGACCGGCCAAAACAACCTCAAGCGCACAGCGCATCACAGCTTGCAATTGGATTGCGAAGCAGGCGTTGGCTTGAACTTGTACCCTGCGTATGACAGTGAAAACATCGACACTGAATCAGGATTAGACCTTGTGGCCGAATATGTGCAAACGTATTTGGCAACTCAATCAGGCGTTACATTGACCACTGAAGCAGGGGATGGTTTTGAACCTCTAGGCCAATACGAGCTGTCGGATACCGACATCACTGGGTACAACTTGGTCACTAACTCATACCTTGCCGCACCAGGTTATGACCCTGCGGTCATGTTGCGCTGGTCAGATGACGGCGGTCACACTTGGTCGAATGAGCATTGGTCACCATTGGGCAAAATTGGTGTTTATGGCCAGCGAACCTTCTGGCGTCGGTTGGGCATGACGCTCAAGCTGCGCGACCGTGTGTACGAGCTTTCAGGCACTGACCCCAACAAGATTGCCATCATGGGGGCAGAACTGATCATAAGCCCGACCAATGCCTGACTATGGCGACCAATCCAAATGCCACCCAGATCACGCCCCCGAGGGTGTCGATTATTAACGAGCGCACGGGCGCGGTGTCAAGGGAGTGGTATCGGTGGTTTTACAGTCTGTACAACATTGTTGGAACAGGCACTGGCATTATTCCAGTTGCCAGCGGCGGCACAGGCTTAAGCACCATACCAACCAACGGCCAATTGCTGATTGGTAATGGCACAGGGTATACCCTTAACACACTTGCCGTTGGTGCGGGTATTTCAGTAGTCAACGGCCTTGGCACCATTACGTTGGCCAACACAGGTGTGTTGTCCAATATCGCCGGTACGGGCATTTCGGTGTCCGGTGCCACAGGTGATGTGACAATTGCCAATACCGGCGTATTGTCATTCGCAGGCGGCACAACCGGCCTGACGCCAGCAACGGCCACTACAGGCATTGTGACCCTCGCAGGCATCTTGGGCATTGCTAACGGCGGCACGAACGGTTCTGCGACCCCTACAGCCTACGGCGTAACGTATGGGGACGGGTCAGCGTATGCGTTCACTGCTGCGGGCACTACAGGCCAAGTACTGACGGCCACGACAGGCAGCGCACCTACTTGGGCAGCGCCAGCAACCAGCGGCACGGTTACCAGCGTATCAGTTGTATCTACCAACGGCTTTGCCGGTACGGTGGCGACGGCCACAACTACTCCAGCCATTACTCTGACAACCAGCGTCGCAGGTGTTTTAAAAGGTAACGGTACGGCCATATCTGCTGCGGTGGTCAACACTGACTACTTTGCGCCGTCTGCGCCGGTCACCAAGACCGCCAATTTCACCGTTGCAGATACTGACGTTTGGCTGATCAACAACAAAACAGGTTCAACCTGTACGGTGACTTTGCCTACCGCCTCAAGCTGGTCAGGTCGGGTTTTGCGGTTTCAGAACTACCAAGCGCAAACAGTTGTCTCAGCGTCGTCAAACGTGGTGCCTCTGACCGGCGGGGCGGCGGCAACGTCCATCCTGTTGGCCAGCTCAGGTGACCAGACGACTTTGGTGTCGGACGGCTCGAACTGGCTGGTGACACAATACGTACCTAACAACATTCTTCTTTTGGAATAACTGATGCAAGTCGCTTACGGTAAAGGATTTGAACTCACGCCAGCTTTGTCCATGTCGGGCAAGGTACAAGCGTTGCAGGCAGAGCTTTTAAAAATGCCACAGGCCGACATCATCACTGAGCATACGTTTATACCTAACGTTTACGAACGCAAGATCACAATCCCTGCTTGGACTGTTTTGACCGGCGCGGCGCATAAAACTGATTACCATGTTCGGCTGGAAAAGGGTACGATTGCGGTCAACACGGAAGATGGGGTAAAGACTTTTACCGGCCCCTTTGAATTTGCTGCTTGTGCTGGGTTACAACGTGCTGGGCGTGTATTTGAGGAAGAAGTTGTCTGGGTGG